CACCAACAGGTAAAAAGGAATTTGCCGTAAACCAACAGGAAAGCGAAGATGATTTACCTTTCTAAAACAACCCCTCGTTGGGCGATAACGTAAAGCGCAAATTTAAAACTTACAACTATGAGCCAAAACCAACAAATCGCAAACTACCTAAATAAAGGTAGAAAATTAACCCCTATTGATGCTTTAAACAAGTTCGGATGCTTTAGATTAGCAGCACGAATAGCAGACCTAAGAAATGATGGAATGAACATAAAAACAACCATTATTAAGCTAAAAAATAAAAAGCAAGTAGCACAATATTCGGTTAATTGATTATATTTGCAATAGAATGTACGAGATTCTAATCTAAAACTTTTTGCCCAAGGAGGCGTTGGTACTCGTACTACCAGCAAATCTGCGGGCTATTTTATTTTTATGACTTACTCAGAAAAGCTAAAAGACCCAAGATGGCAAAAAAAGCGTTTAGAGGTTATGCAACGAGATGATTTTAAATGTAAATTATGCAATGATAAATCAAATACATTGCACGTTCATCACAAATCTTATCAATTTGGTAAAGAACCTTGGGATTACGAATTAGATAATTTTGACACATTATGTGTTCCTTGCCACGAATTAGAAGAATTTGCTAAAAGTAGACTAAATGAGTTTATTTATAAACTTGAAGTTTTAGGATATTATAAGCATCAAATAGTAAAAGAATTTCACGCTAACGTTTACTTAAAACTTAAATCAAATGTCTAAAGACCCAGCATTTTTATTTTATAGTAGTGATTTCCTAAATGGAGTATCTGATTTAACAATGGAAGAAAGAGGTCAATATATAACATTATTATGCCTACAACATCAAAAAGGTAGCTTAAGTGAAAAAACCATTAGGTTATCAGTAGGTTCAGTTTCGGTTGATGTAATGAAGAAATTTGTTAAAGATGATGATGGGAATTATTATCAAGAAAGATTAAAAGAAGAAATACAAAAAAGAGCAAATTTTACTGAAAGCCGTAGAAACAATGGTTTTAAGGGTGGTAGACCTAAAGCTAATGAAAAACCTAATGGTTATCCTAAACATAACCTTATGGAAGATGTAAATGAAAATGAAGATGTAAATGAAAATATAAATATAGATTTTGAATGGTTTTGGAATGATTATGATAAAAAGGTAGGGGATAAGCAAAAGTTAAAAAAGAAGTGGAATAAATTAACCGATATAGAAAGGCAAAATGCAATGAATTATATTGACCTTTACAAACAATCAGTACCAGACAAGCAATTCCGTAAAAACCCAGAAACCTTTTTAAACAACAAATCTTGGAACGATGAAATCATTAACCGAAGTATTACCCCAATCCATAAACTCTCTTACACAGAGCGAGAAGCTATTGCATTTAGAAATCTATAATAAATTAGAACCACAAGAACTAAAAGTTTATTTAGCATTAGAAACAATGAGTATTAGCAGATGCTCACCTATTGAAGTTAGAGAGCATTTAAAAACTTGTGTTGCTTTAAGCGGATGTCAAGTACCTACTATGGAAATATTTGAATTTTTGCTTCAATTTGTAATAAAGAACTATGGAAACTTTAAACTAAAGGAACTTGGAGTAGCTTTTGAACTTTACGCAATGGGGAAATTATCAGTTGACAAAGCGATTATGTTTACCCCTAAATTCTTTGGTGATGTGATGGCAGCTTATAAGCCGATAGCTTTGCAAGTAAGACAAAAAACCTATGTAGAACCGCAACCAGTAGATATACCTAAAATCAATGATGATGAAATTATAGAAGCATTGTACGAAAATTGGAATAAGTCGGCTAAAAGAGGCTGGGAGTTGCTAAATACAATGGCTTTTGATGTACTATGGAAACGAAAGGAATTAAATAAGGAAAATCTAAGTCCAGAAAAAGCAGATCAAATAAAGAAAAAAATAATAGCTCATTACAAGGTAACTGCTAAAACACCTAAAGACTTAGAAAAATTAAATAATGAAATATTTATCAAAAACGAGTGCAAACGTTATACTTTGTACCTATTTTTACAAAACCAATTATGAAACAATTAACATTTATTTATGAATTAGCAAAGTTTATGCTGATATCAGTTCCTTTGGCATCTTTAATTTATATAACCGCACATCTATATTTTGAAATAAAAAGATTATGCTTAAAATATTTATAACCATAGCTATTTGGGAACTATTAAAACAACTTTATTACAAACTGATAAACCGATGACAGGAATTGATAACAACATTGAAGTAAGATTGATTTACTTAGATACAAAAGAGGAGATAGAATTTAGATCAATAGCAAAAGCAGTTAGGTTTTTACATACTGACTATAAAACGATTATGAACTATATGAACCCAATAAACAAAAAACGCTACAAGCACAATGACCGACTTTGTGTTGTTAGATTGAAAAAGTAACCCTAATTTTGCTTTATGCCATTGATACCTTTACCCAAGTTGTTAGAAAAGACCCAAAAGGTAGTTAATGCGTATATAAGAAAACGAGATGAAGGATTGCCTTGTATTAGTTGCGGAAGCTACAATGGTAATCAAGCTGGACACTACTTTACTGTTAAAGGTTATTCGGCTTTAAGGTTTAACGAATGGAATATCCATTTACAATGTGCTGGATGCAATATGTTTAAACACGGCAACCAAGCAATGTACCGAATCGGACTTGTAGAAAGGATTGGTGAAAAAGCCGTTAAGGAGTTAGAGTTTGAGGCGGTTAACAATAGGCTTAAGAAATGGACAAGAACTGAATTAAACGATTTAATTGACAGATATAAGTAACATATTTGAAACGTGCAAAGAGCAAGAAATAGCAGGTTATCCTTGCTATGTTTTTGACATTGATGGAACTACGCACTATGTATTTGGCGAAACACAAGAACAAAGATTTGATTTTATGGCAGATTTAATAAATAAATATGGCGAAAGTAAGCAGCAATAACAAAGTCAGCTTTGGCAAAAGAAAGTGTGGCAAGTACAAAAAGACATCTGGTCCAAAGGACAAACCAGTTAAACCTTACAATAAACAAGGTAGATAATGAAAGACACATACGGAAAGAAACTATATACTTGTAAATGCGGTGCAATAACCGAAGGATATGTGTGGTTTGGTAAGATAAAAGAAACCCAATTTGAATGTACTAAATGTGGCAAATGGGTAGGTTATGACAATTTAGAGAAAAAAGTAGATAGTATTATTTCAATACGAACTCCAACAAAAAACCGATAATATGATACAGTCTTTTTTATGGGCAGCAGGAATGATGGGTATAATTATTTTATGCTTTGCTTTATTGTATGAAATTTATGACCAATTAAAAAACCGATAATGAACATCAACGAAATCAAACCGAACCCAAGCAATCCAAGAATTATTAAGGATGAGAAGTTTAAGAAGCTGGTTAAGTCAATCCAAGACTTTCCACAAATGCTTGAACTTAGACCAATAGTGATAGATGAAAACAATATAGTATTAGGTGGCAATATGAGGCTAAAGGCTTGTATTGAAGCTGGACTTAAAGATGTACCTGTAAAACAAGCTAAAGACCTAACCGAAGAACAAAAGAAAGAGTTTATAGTTAAGGATAACGTAGGATACGGCGAATGGGATTGGGATGATCTTGCAAACAATTGGGATGAACAATTACTTACTGAATGGGGATTAGATATACCAAACTTTGATTCTGGTGGATTTGCAGATCAAAATAAAGAATTAAGCCTTGATGATGTAAGTGATTCAATGACTATAACTTTAAAGTATACAGAAGATGAATATCATTTAGTAAAAGAACAATTACTTAAAATAGCAGCTACACCAGAACAAGCTATTTGGAAACTTTTAGGCAATGATTAAGTACGAATATAATGACCATAAATTCCCTTACAATTGGAATTTAAAAGATGGTTACCCTGCAAAAGGAATAGAAAAACATAATTTAAAGGTATTTGGCACATTTATTTGTGGTGGTGGCTCAACAATGGGGTATAAATTGGCTGGATATGACCATATTGGCGGAGTTGAAATTGACCCACAAGTAGCTGATATTTATAAAACAAACCACAATCCAAAGCATTTTTATAATGAAGATATTAGGTTATTTAATCAAAGAACTGATCTACCGGAAGAACTTTATAACCTTGATTTATTAGATGGCAGTCCACCTTGTTCAAGTTTTTCAATGTCAGGGAGTAGGGAAAAGGCTTGGGGTAAAGAAAAGCAATTTAAGGAAGGTCAAGCATTGCAAACATTGGATGATCTTGTATTTGAGTATTGTAATACCATCATAAAATTACAACCAAAAGTATTTTTATTGGAAAATGTAAAAGGTATTATTTTGGGTAATGCTAAAGCATATGCCAAAAGGATTATTCAAACAATGGAAAATGCTGGGTATAATGTTCAAATATTCCTTTTAAATGGCGCTTCAATGGGTGTTCCTCAAAGGAGGGAAAGAGTATTTTTTATTGGTCATAAAAAAGAATTAAACCTTAAACCATTGGTATTGGCTTTTAATGAAAAACCAATTACATATAAAAATTTTAAATCCAATATATATGGTACTGAATTGACCTTTGAAACAAGAAAAATATGGGAACATAGGCATATTGATGATACAAGTTTATCAGATATTCATATAAGGTTAAGTGGTAAAGCTAAAAGGTTTAATGCTGTATTTATTAAGGATGACAAAGTACCAAATACAATTGCAGCTGGTTCAGATTCAATTCCAATTAGATTTGATGTTCCACATAGGGTTACAATGGATGAATGCAAATTAATTGGTTCATACCCAATGGATTATAATTTTAAGAAAATAGCACCCAATTACCTTATTGGAATGTCAGTACCACCATTGATGACAGCTCAAATTGCACATCAAATTTGGTTGCAATGGTTTAAAGTATAACTTTGTAAATCAGTGAAAATTCAGTGAATATGGCAAATGAACAAAATTTAACTCCATTTCCAAAAGGTGTAAGCGGTAATCCTGCTGGTAAACCTAAAGGGGTACAACATAGTAAAACAAGGCTTTTACGCTTATTGGAGTTGGTTACTAAAGTACGCAACCCAGTAACAGGCGAAGATGAGGAGTTTACAATAGCCGAGCAATTAGATATGCAGATCATAGCAAAGGCTAGGAAGGGCGATTTAAAGGCTTACGAAATACTATTAGACCGATTAGAAGGCAGACCTAAACAAACAACCGACATAACCGCTGACATAAAGGGTAATGTGCAAATCACAATAGAACCAGATGCAGATTGTCAACCAATTAAAGATTAAGGCTACTCCTGTCTTTTATGCTAATAAAAAGGCTTACGAGGAAGGTTATCCAATAATATGCAATGAGGGTGGGTCAAGATCAAGTAAAAGCTATTCAGTTGTTCAGTTGCTAATTCACATTGCTTTAACCAAGCCTAATACAAGAATTTCGTGCGTTTCTCATTCCCTACCACACATCAAGCGTGGTGTTTATAGGGATTTCAAAAACATACTTGAACAATGGGGTATATGGGATGAAAAAGATTTCCGCTACACCGATTTCATTTATACCTTTAAGAACGGCTCATACATTGAGTTATTTGGATTAGAAGACCCAGACAAAGCAAAAGGACCAGCAAGGGATATACTATTCGTAAACGAGGCAAACCTAATTAGTAAGGCTTTATTTGACCAGCTTTTAATTCGTACAACTGGACAATCATTTTTAGACTGGAATCCAGCCGACTTTATCTCTTGGGTGTATGAAGTAGCTGATAACCCAAAGAACAAACGCATCCATTCTACCTACCTAAACAACATCTCAAACCTTAGCGAAAGCCAAATAAGAAACATTGAGCAATATAAGGACTTGCCAGATGATTTTATGTGGAAAGTTTACGGCTTAGGGGAACGAGGCTCTGCAAAAGAAATTATATACACTCAATGGAAACAATATGACCAAGCACCAGATGGGGATGTGTTTTATGGATTAGACTTTGGTTATGTCCATCCAGCTGCACTTATAAAGGTTACGCACTACGAAGGACAAAACTACTTTGAGGAAATAGTTTACCAAAGCGGATTAACTCTTAGCGACCTATCAAGATTGATTAAAGAGAAGCTACCAGAGAGAGCAACAATCTATGCGGATGCAGCCGAGCCTAAGTCTATTGAGGAATTATACCGACAAGGATTTAATATCAAACCAGCACAAAAGGATGTATGGGCAGGAATAGTAAAGATGAAGTCTTATCCAATAAACTTGCACTACAATAGCAAAAACCTAAGAAGGGAGTTTATGTCTTACAAATGGAAAAAGGATAAAAACGATAACGTAATAGAAGAACCTGTAAAGGCAAATGATGACTTGATGGATGCTTGTAGGTATGCCGTGTTTACGCATTTAACCAAGCTAAAATTTGAGGTGTCGGTATTTTAGGATAAATTGTCTAACTTTGTTAAAATTCATATATAATGGGATTACTTGACTTTTTTGGTAAAAGACAAAAACTATCTACTGTACTACCACAAATTCCTTTTAACGGACAAGTTGCAATACAACAAGGGATTATCACTTGGCAGGGTGGCGATAACATTAGTTTCGTTAATGATGGTTATTCGGCAAACGATATAGTTTATTCAATCGTTAAATTAATTGCGGACAAAGCAAAACTTGCTCCATTCCACGTTTACAAAGTAGTGGATGAAACATCTGCAAAGAAATATAAGGCGTTAATGAGCCAACCAGATAAGATTGAGAACTGGAAAGATGTAGAAAAGCTACATAAGAAAGCGTTTGAAATATATACAGGTGATGCACGATTAAACGAGTTATTAAAATATCCTAATGAGGAAGATACATTTGGCGATTTTGTTGAGGCTTGGTGTACTTTTAAATTAGTTACAGGTAATTCTTTTGTTTACGCAAAGATGATTGAAGGTGGAAACAATGATGGTAAGCCGTATGAGTTGTACGTGCTTCCTTCACAGTATATGTACGTGTTAGCTGACATTCAAAACTTCCCTCCAACGATTAGCGGTTACCAATTAAACTATGGTCCACTTTGGAACTTTACTAAACAAGAAGTATTACAAGATAAATACATAAACTTACAATGGAATACAACTGGGAATCAACTATATGGTCAATCTCCTTTGATGGCTGCTGCGAGAAACTTGACTCGTTCAAACGAAGCCAAGACTGCGGCGGTTGCATCTTTCCAGAATGGTGGTCCAGCTGGAGTTCTTTTTATGAATGATGATAGGTTTGACCCTATTAGTGGAACACAACAAGCACAAGCACTTAAGAGAGCAGTAAGCGAGAAAGGTGGCTCTGCTAACTTTAATTCTATTGCAGTAAGTGGTTATAAAGTAGATTGGAAACAAATTGGTTTAAGTCCTGTTGAATTAGATATCATAGAGAGTGAGAAGTGGGATATGAAAGCACTTTGTAACATTTACGGAGTACCATCTCAATTATTAAACGATGCTGATAACAAGACTTACAACAACCAAAGAGAGGGCGAAAAAGCATTAACTGTTCGTTGTGCAATTCCTTTGTTAGTTGGTATTAGAGATAACTTAAATCGTAAACTACATTCTGATTGGGGATATCGTGGAACTGATATTTATGTTGACTTTGACCCAACTGTTTATGGTGAATTAGAAGCAAACAAAGCAGAACAAGTTGAATGGTTAGATAAGGCTTGGTGGATTGCACCAAAGCAAAAAATGGATATTATGGGATTAGAGATTCCACCTTACGTAGATCAAGCTGAAATGGAAAAATTATACATTCCATCAAGTTTACAAAGTCCAGATGAGTTTCAACCATTAACACTACCAAATGAATAGTCAAGAGATTATTGATAAGTTATTTGATTTAAAGGTTGACCTTAAAGCCGACCTTCAAGAAGTTATTGATGAAGTTTACGCAAAGTATCACGAAACTGTGAATATGTCTTACTCGGAGTTAAAGGCTTGGAGTGAAACTAAATGCTCACGTTTAGCATCATTAGATAGAAGTCCAGTAAATAGGAACTTAAATCTATTGAGCAAGAAAAAAGCGGATTGGGGTGCAAATGAAGTTAAGTCGGCAAACAGAACGATTAGCTTTGTTAGTAGAATGAAAAATATGGAGCAAGGCAAACCTGTAAACAAAGAGTGTCCATCTAAAAGGGATATTTCCTTAAAGAATTGGGCATACAATCCTAACAAATGATTTGGCAAGATTATAGAAAACTATATTTAAACGCAATAAAAACCTATTCGCCTAAGTTCAAGAAAGAACTACAAAGGCAAGTGGACACATATTGCGATACCCAAGATTTAAACGCTATAAGCGATAAAGGAATAAAAAAGACCATCCAAAACCTTCATATTGCAATGGGGGTTAAGATGGCACAAATTTCGGAAAAGAATGTATCAAAGTCGGTTAAAGGTTATTCTGGTCCAGAGGAGTTTAAGAATAAGCAGACTGATTTGTTTACTTATGTTGTGTTGACATACCTTGAACTAAAAGGCTTAGATGAGATTGCTGGTGAAATTACGGATACTACAAAAAAACAAATTCAACAATATTTAGCAAAATCTATTGAAGAAGGTTTAACTATGCCAGAAACAATCAAACTATTAAGAACGGCTGATCTTACGAGTTATAGAGCATCAATGATAGCAAGAACGGAAACTGGAAGGGCAGCAAACATAGGTTCAATGATTGGTGTAACTGCAACTGGACTTGTAACTATAAAAGAGTGGATTGCAGCAAGGGATGCAAGAACAAGGCGAGTGCCACCAGATGCTTTTGACCATTATCATATGGATGGAACTAAAATACCTTACGATGAAAAATTTAATGTTAAAACTAAAAATGGAGGTTTTGAGCAAATGTTACATCCTTGCGACCCAAGTGGAAGTGCTGGGGATGTTATCAATTGCCGTTGTACGTTAGGTTATGAAGCGGTAAGAGAACCAAACGGAAAGCCTAAAAGGTTAGCAGATAATCCACCAATGGGGGATATGGGTAGAATATATAGACTTTTAAATGATGCTAATTTACAGGAGATAAGAGAATTAATAAGACAAGCACTTGCAGATTAAAAAAAATTAATAACTTTGTTATATGAGTAAGATTGAAAACAAAAGCTACAATGATATGATTTTGGATATAGAGCCAGAATCAAGAACAGTAAAAGCGTGTTGGTCAAGAATTGGAAACGTTGATTTAGACAATGATATTATCGTTGCTGAAGCGTTTACCAAGACTATCAAAGAACGTGGACCAAAAGGCAAGAATATGATTTGGTCTTTAGTAGATCACAAAGCTGATATGGCACACACTTTGGGTAAGCCTAAAGAGTTATACATAGAAGGCGATATGCTTGTTGCGGTTACTGACTTAATAGAAACTGAATGTGGCGAAGATGCTATCAAGTTATATGAAGCTGGTTTAATCAATCAACACTCAATCGGTTTTAGTACGTTAAAGTCGGATGTAAACCAAAAGACTGGTGTTCGTACAATTACCGAATTAAAATTATATGAAGGTTCTGCGGTTCTTTGGGGTGCTAATCCAGAAACACCAACATTGGGTTTCAAGGGTGAGTTCAAAGAAACTAAAGAAAATTTATCAATAAGATTAGAAAACTTAATTAAGGCATTTAGAGGTGGTACATTCACAGATGACACCTTTGCTTTAATGGAGATTCAAATAAAACAAATACAAGCTGAATTATTGGCTTTGGAGATTACTGAAACAATCACTCAACCCGAGCCATCAGTTGAGCCGACACCAGTGGTAGAAGAAAAGAATAATGAGGAAGTATTAAAGGCAATTAAGCAATTTAACAATCTATTTAAAAAGTAAAAATGGAAAATTTAATCAACGAAATGGCTGAGAACCTTAAAGGTTTTCAAGCTAATGCAGAAGCTCAAATTAAAGAGGTATCTGCACAAGTAACTGTTGTAAAAGACGAGTTACAAAAACAAATTGACTCTCAATTAGCTACACAAAAGAAAGCAGCTAAGAAAGAAGTTAAGTTTATGGATGAAGTTATTATGGAGAAATTAGATGGTAACTTTGAAGCAATGGAAAAGTCTTTAAAGAATAGCGGTAAATTCCGTTTAGACTTATCTGATGTTAAGACAATGACTTTAAGTGGTAACTTAACTGGTGATTCACAAGCAACTTATGCTCCAAACCCAGCTATCCAACCATCTCAATCTTTAAACTTTAGAGATTTAATCCCTACTGTTAGAAGTGAGACTGGATTGTATGTTTACTATCGTGAGAACGCTGGTTTAACTAACAACATCGCTGCTCAAACTGAAGGTTCTGATAAAGGTGAGAACAACTACTCTTTGACTGAAGTTAAAGTTGTAAATGACTACCTTGCTGGTTTCTCTACTTTCTCTAAGCAAATGTTGAAGTCTTTACCTTTCTTGACTCAAACATTACCAAGAATGTTACAAAGAGATTTCTTCAAGGCTGAGAATGCTGCGTTTTTCTCTACTGTATCTGCTGCTGCAACAGGTTCAACTACAACTGCTGAAACTAACGATTTGTTACAATTAGTTGACTACATCGGTAACCAAAAGGCTGCAAACTTTGTACCTTCTTATGCTTTAGTATCTCAACAACAAATGGGTCGCTTATTGAAAGCAACTATTGCTGCTGGTTACTATGCTGGTGCTGGTAGTGTTATCGTAAACCCTAATGGCGGTATCACAATCTGGGGTGTTCCAGTTGTATCTGCTTCTTGGGTAACTGATGACAAAGTATTGATCTTTGACAATAGCTACTTAGAGAGAGTTGAAGTTGAAGGATTAGCTATTGAGTTCTCTTATGAGAATGGAGATAACTTCCAAAAGAACTTGGTAACTGCTCGTATTGAGTGTTACGAAGACATCAACTTAATGTTGACTACATCTGCAATCTTTGCTGATATGGGTAACGTATAGTTCTAAAGGATTAGTAAATAATGACCCCTACCAATTCGGTGGGGGTTTTTTATTGGAATAAATTAAGTAATTTTGTAAAAAAAGGGTATGTCTTATAATAATTATATTAATGATTTTAGTGCCGTTCCTATCGCACCAATAACAGAACCAGTTACTTTAGCAGAAGCAAAATTGTATTGCCGTGTTACTACAAATGCTGAAGATACTTTGATTACGTTAATGATTACACAAGCAAGGGAAGCTATTGAAGTGGCAACAGGATTGAGTTTAATCCCAAAAGACATAACTACTTATTTTAACAATATAAGTGGCAATTTTGAGATTCCTTTCGGACCAATTGACATTGATACGTTTGAGTTGTTTGATATGGAGCAAAACGGAATAGAGGTTACAACTCCTAATTTACAATTAATAGGCAATGAGTTCCCTAAATTAGTTTCACCAAGATATGCCAACTTAAAGGCTACTTATGAGGCTGGTTACACAACTATCCCTAAAGACCTTAAATTAGCCATATTAGACCAAATCTCTTATGACTATGAAAATAGAGGATTAGATGGTGATTCTGGTATTTGTGAGAAGTCTTGGAAAGCGTGTCAAAGATGGACAAGAATAAGCCCAATATTATAATATGAAGTTAGGTAAAGCCAAAGCAAATTACGTTGATGCCAACACAATGACTCGCCAAGTTGGAATCTATGCTCCAACAAGGACAAGTGATGGTCAAGGTGGGTACACAACCACATTTGCCTTACAAAGCACTGTTTGGGGTGATTTAAGACCAGATAATCAAGTTCGTGAGATAGGAGAGTCGGAATTACAATTTGACCAAAAAAACCGCCTTTATATTCGTTTTGGAGTTACTATATTAGATTCGTACGAGGTAGATGTTGAAGGCGACAGATACACAATACATTCCATTAAGAACGTAGAGAACCAAAATAGGTTCTTGGAGTTAATAATTTACAAGTAATGGATAGAGTTACTTTAGATATGGTAAATTTAGCTGATGTATTTAAAGACTTAGATAAATTGGATGTTAAGATACAAGCTGAAGTAAGGGATGAAATGAACGCATCTGCTTTGACTATTCAATCTAATGCTAAAAGAGCAGCACCTGTTGACTTAGGTTTTTTAAGGAATAGTATTTATTTAAAGGAAGATAGCAAAAAAAAAGAGATTGTTTTTACAGTTGGCGCAAAGGCAAAATATGCTCCATACATTGAATTTGGTACAGGAACTGAAGTAACTATTCCAGCTGGGTATGAAGAATTAGCTATTGTATTTAAGGGTAAAAAGGCTGCTAAAGTAAATATTAGACCACAACCTTTCTTAATACCTGCTTTTGAAAATGAGAAACCTAAATTAATTGAAAGAATAACTAAATTGCTAAAGAATGTTAAATCCTAATATAGAGATAAAAAAGTGGTTTTATACCAATTTGACAAGTGCAACTTCATTGGTTGTTTATGATGGTTTTGCTCCAGAGGGTGCAGGTAACGAGTATATTGTTTTAACTGGCAGAACATCAAGCCAAGAACAAGGCAAAGAAGGTTATACAAATACAATTACTATCATAGTTGATATTATTACAAAAAATGCTAACTTTGGATATAAACGTGCTGAAACTATAAGCGATTTAGTCTTGACTGCAATCAATTCGGACACCAATATTACATTGGCAAACGGATTCACGGCATCAAGTTTGAGTGTTGAAAGTGTAAGAAACTTAGATGGCTTAAACCCTTTAGATAACGTTTTTAGAGTATTAATAACTTATAACATAATCATAACTCAAAATTAAAATTAAATAAAATGGCAGAAACAAAAGTAAGCGGTAGAGATTATATCCTCTTAGCTGACATTAACAATGATGGAACATTCAAGCCAGTTGCTTGTTTGACTTCTAACTCTTTGACATCAACTTTAGGAACAATTGATGCAACTTCTAAGTGTGGCGACCAATACACTCCAAATCAATCTTTTAACCAATCTTTTGAATGTGAAGGTTTTGCGATTGATGAAACAGGTACTCCTTCTAAAGATAGCTACCAACAATTGTATGCTGCTCACGCTGCTCAAACTTTATTCGCAATTAAGATGGGTAAAGCTACTCCAGCAGCAGGTGATATCACTTATGGTGGTGTTGGTCAATTAGTATTTATTAGCAATTTTAATGTTAATGCTGCTGATAAGGATGATGTTAAATTTACTGCAACTTTCGTAGTAAGTGTACCTCCTATTACACAAACTGAAACTGTATAATAAATAAAAAAAACTATGTTCCAATTAAAAACTAACAACAACACAATCCACCTAAAGTGGGGTACTTGGGCAATGCGTGAGTTTACTAAACAAAACAATATCGGTATTGATGAGTACTTCAAAGTTCTTGCAACGGCTCAAACAAGTTTAGACATTATAGTCCAGCTTGTTTACATTGGTTACAAATCTGCTTGTGTAAGCAAGAAAGATGAAGTAATATATACCATTGATGATGCTTGCGAATGGATTGATGAAGTGGGTTCTATTTTTAGCGAAGAAGGTCAAATTATTGATTATATAAAATATATCGTTGAAAGTACAGTCCACACCATTACAGGTGTAAAAAAGGAAGAAGAAAAAAAAAAGCCTAACAAAGCTAAGCTGGGATGATGTCTTAGTAAAAGCTGCGGAGTGCGGAATAAGACCAAATGAATTTTGGGATATGACTTGGAAGGACTTTTCCATTATCGTTTTAGGTAAGGAAAGAAACGAGTTAAACGAATGGGCAAGGACAAGAAACCTTGCCTATATTGTATATTTAAGTTCTACTACCGAGAAAACACCAAAATCAATGAAGGCTTTTTGGAGCATACCAGAGTTAGATCAAGCTGATTTTGAAGAAGATAGAGTGATGATAACACAAGAACAATTGGCAAGGACACTTAAATTGTACGGAGCAAACTAATAAAGATGGCAGAAAATATAGATTTAAATATTAAAATAGGTGCAAACGTAACTGACTTACAATCGCAACTACAAAAAGCTGAAAATCTATTAAAACAATTTGAGGCTGCTTTAAAGAAAGCTACTAATGTTGGTGAGATTAATTATTTGAATAATTCAATTAAGAATCTTAATACAACTATTAGCACTTTAGGTCAACAAATGAATAAGGTTGGCAGACCTGCTGCTGATGCTACAAATGCTTTAGGTAACCTATCAAGAGTTGCACAAGATGCTCCTTATGGATTTATAGGTATTGCGAATAACTTGAATCCTTTATTAGAATCATTCCAAAGATTATCAAAAGAAAGTGGTGGTGCTGGTGGTGCTTTAAAATCAATGGTTGCTGGTCTTACTGGTCCAGCTGGTATTGGTATTGCATTAGGTGTTGTTTCATCACTTGTTGTTGCATTTGGAGATGACATAAGTAATTTTATTGCTAAAACTCTTAATGGAAATAATGCACTTAAAGAACACGCTAACGCAATAAAAGCAGGTGAAAAAGCATATATGGAGGCTTATACAGAAATGTATAAACTTGGTAATGCTTTTGATGATTTTAATAATGGGTTGATAAGTAAAAAAGAGTTACTAAAACAATATAATAATACTTTAGGAGATACATACGGAAAAACAAATGATGTAACTGAAGCTGAAAAGATATGGGAATCTAATAGTGAAAATTTTATAAAATCAGCAGTATTAAGAGCAGCAGCATTAAATCAAATTGATAAGGCAGCTAAAAAGGCAGCAGAAGCATTTGAAGCACAAGCAAAACCAAAAGAAGCATTTACATCTCCATTTGCATTTGTTGGAGCAGGAACTGGAGGTGCAGCTCCAATAAATTTACAAGCACAAACTGATAAAAATAGATTAGCAAATCAAAAGAAAGTTGTAGATGGATTAAAAGATGAAGAAAAATTTCATTTGCAAGTAGCTAAAAGCATTGAAGAAGAATTAAAGTTATTAGAGAAAAAATCAATATATACTAAATTTATTGGTAAAGAAATTGAAAAAGAAGCAAAAGCACAAAAAGATAATACTTTATCATTAAAGGAGTCGCAAGATTTAATTCGTCAAATAAATAAAACAAATACTTTATTAACACCATTAGAAAAAGCACCAGAAGATACTTATTTTGCAGATCAAAAAAAGCAACACGATGATTATCTTAAATGGCTAACAGGTTGGACTAAGTATAAAGAAAAGTTAGCTTTAGATAACATTGATATTGAAAATAACAAATTAGAAGAATTAAAAAAATCCTATGAACAATTTGCAAGTACAATAGCAAATACTGTAACTGGTGCATTATTTGGTATGTATGATGCTATGCAGCAAGGTGTAAGTGCTGGAGATGCATTAGGACAAATGTTTAGTAGATTATTAAGACAAATGGCAGAAATGGTTGTTCAAGCTGCTTTATTTGCTGGTATTTTATCTTTAATAAGTGGTGGTGCTTCAAATGCTGCAAATGGTGGTGTTTCATTTTTTGGTGCATTTAAAAGTATTTTAGGATTAGCAAATGGCGGAGTTGCAACTGGTCCAACATTAGCAATGATTGGTGAGGGAAGCGAAAGCGAAGCGGTTTTACCTTTAAGTAAACTTGGCAACATAATGCAATCTTCATTTAACGCTGGTTCAATGAATAGCACAAGTGTAGGACAAAATGGTCAATTTGTATTAAGAGGAAATGATTTGATATTAGCAATTAATCGTTCTAACTCGGCTTTAAACTTAAGGAGAGGTGTTTAATTATGGCATATAATTTAAAATACAGAGTAACAAGCGCAACGCAAAATAATACTATTTCAGTAGTTGAAATGTATATTGATGAAGCAGTTGCAAGTGTAATTGATTATGATGGGGTTAGTATTCAGTTACAATATATTCCAAGGTCGGATGATATTTACGAGCCAATTTATGCAAGTCAATTATCTATTGCTATTGATGTAACGGATGACCAAAACAATTTACCAAACTTTGTTACTTTAAACGATAGAAAGTATTTAGTAAAGTTAAAGATTGACGGACTTGTAAAATGGACAGGATGGGCTTTAAGTGATAATGTTCAATACTCGTTTACAACAGGTAGAAAGGAATTAAGTTTTGATGCAATTGATGGTTTAGGTATATTAGATTATTTCCCTTATCCTTTCGTAGAAACTGGTATTGTAGCAAAATTTACTCCAGTTAAAATATTAGATTTTTTCACTACTTGTTTAAATCAAATAGGTTATCCAAGTGGGTTAAATATATATACAGTTTGTTCTTATTATTCTCAATATATGAATAATAGGAACGTAAATACTTATGACGAACCTTTTAATCAAGGATATTTAAGACCTAACTATTTTCTAAATAGTGATGGCAGTTATGAAAGTTGTTTACAAGTATTATCTAAAATATGTAAGTCTTTTGGTTGTAGAATATATCAAGCAAACAACAAATGGAATATAGTAGCAATAAATGAAATTGCTTCTAATGATTATTTTTATACAGAATATTTAGCAAATGGTACTTATTCAAGTACAGGTATTGCTTCGGTAATTAATATAGTTGAATCATACAATGGTAATACAAGTGGATTATACTTTGTAGATAATTCACAAGTAAAGATATTTAAGAAAGGGTACAACAATTTTGTGCAAAACTACAATTTAGAATATTCGCCTAATTATATTGGTAACAATAATCTAAAAACACAAGTCGCTGGAGTACCTGTTTTATGGACTACTTATACACAAGGAACAGGTGGTAGTGTTACATTAATAACTAAAACATACGAATCAAGTGATAGATATCAATTGATTACAGGTGTAAATGCTGGTCCAGTAAAAGGTTACACATACATATCTGCAACTGTTTCTTCTGGTTTACAAGGGGATACTTTAACTTATTCCAATGCATTTTATGACCAAGAATTAGCTAAAAAAAGAGGTCGTTTAATTATACAAGTAACAGGAACAGGTGGTGGTGCGCCATCTTATTATTTTAACGTAGATAAATTGTGGCAAGATGCAACTACTGCACCTTTTGACAATTATTATTTAATAGATGAGGTTGATGAGAATGTAATCAATAACTTTTCTATAACTACAACACCTTTGCCGATAAGTGGAACGATTACTTTGAGATTAGAAATATTTGATAATGCAAGTTGTTCTACTTCAATAACTGTTGGTGATTTTGTTTTATCTTTTCAATCTCCTATATCATTAATTAAAACTACTTCAATATTAGATTCAAATAATCAATATACTTTAGAATTAGATTTGCCATTTGGCTATCCTATTTATAGTGGTGATGGAATTAATAGACAATTATTTAATCCAGCTTTGGGCAATATTTTAGTATTAAATAATACTGTTTTTGTGTCTGCAACAGGTTGGTATAAATTTGGGGTAAGTGGAACTTTTCAAGGATTATCACAATTGATAATGAAAGAATATATAAATGCTTATAGAAGGAATCTTATAAATATTGATTCTACCATATTTGGTTTAGAAAATGCTGAAGGTACATTTAACGCTGGTTCGGTAATTCAATTTACGGATACTGACCCAAGTCAAATAAACGTATCTCAAAAGTATTATATGACAGGGAATATGTCTATAAACATAGTTTCTGGTGAAATACAATCAACAGTTTTGGATATTTCTAATGTTGAAATAGAGAGCAATATTTTAACTATTTATACATTAGATGGGATAAATTATAATTAAAGGTTAAATTTGTAATATGGCAGCAGTAATAGGAAATAACGTAATGCTTTATTGGCATAGAACAGATGTTGACCCAGAGGTTGATGTCGCTTTTGCGTGTAGTACAAATTGTACTTTTAATGTAAACGTTGACCAAAAAGAGGTAACAAGTCAATCAAGTGCTTGGTTTCGTGAATATAAAAACGATGTGGCTACTTGGAATGTAACTTGTGATGGGTTGATTACTTTGACTGGTTTTTCTTATTTGTTTATGTTAGACAAGCAATTAGCCAGAGAACCAATAGAGATTAAGTTTGTTGTTGATAATGGAGTAGATGGATTGGTTATTATTAACGGAATTTGTAATATTACAAGTTTATCAATAAACGCACCTCAAAAAGATGTGGCTACATATAATGTGAGCCTACAAGGTAGCGGAGCGTATAACACAACAGGAACAAGTGTAGACCCAGAAGGAATTATTATAGTAGGTGCAAACCCTGTTAAGACTAAAGGTTACACGGCATCTGGTGGCGAAACATCAATTACATTTGCTGACACGATTGGTTACAATTGTCTTTACGTTTCAAGAGGTGGTGTGGATGCACAAAACATTTTAACAAGTGGAGTTCCAACTGGCGATGATGTAAAGTTTGTGAGTGCGACAGGAGTTCTTACTTTTGGTAGAGCATTAGCAGCTGGGGAGTATATTAGAGGATTATTTCAATAAAATATTATGAGTCAATTACAAGTAACAGGCGAAGCAAAGATTAGGGATATACAAGGTCCAGTAGTGGCTAATAGTGGTGTTATAACCGCTTTAGATGGTGCTGCTTCTCAATATGTACGAGGGGATGGTACGTTAGCTGATTTCCCTACATCAACAGGTGGTGGAAGTTCCGTTTCTTATTATCTTAATTCAAGTGTAAGTCAAGGTACAATAGGAGGGGTTGCTTATAGAGAATTAAGCAAAGAACCAATCATAGGTGCTGGAACTGACATTGCCATATCTTCAAACGGATATGTAGCAAGTTACTTAACTGATGCTAACGACCCTGATGTATTATCAATTCCTGGCGGTAACTTTAATTGTGAGTTTTATTTTAGTGTAAACAATAACACAGGAAACCCTTTTTTCTATGCAGAACTTTATAAGTACGATGGCACTACTTTTACCTTAATAGGTAGTAGTGTTGGAGTTCCTGAGTATATTAATCAAGGAACTGTAATTAATCCTTATTATTTTGCAATACCTGTTCCTACAACTCCCTTAGCTTTAACAGATAGATTTGCAATTAGAATCTATGTAAACGTAGATGGTAGAACAGTTACTTTACATACTGAGAATGGTCATTTGTGTCAAGTAGTAACAACCTTATCTAAGGGGATGGTTTCTTTGAATAACCTAACAGATCAATCACAAAACTTAACCACAGGAACAAGTGGTACAAACTTCGCTATCGTTTCAAGTGGCGATACCCATACTTTTAACCTACCTATTGCTTCGGCTACAAATACAGGTAAGTTGAGTTCAACTGATTGGAGTACGTTTAATAATAAACAAGCTGCATTATCATTTACTGCTCCTTTAAATAACACAAGCAATACAATATCAATACCTGCTGCTACAAGTTTAGTAGATGGTTATTTGGATAACTTAGATTGGGTTAAATTCGATACTGCTTACAATAGAAGTTTAACAAGTGCAGCGGTTACAGGAACAACAACTAAGACATTAACTTTAAATAAACAAGATGGCGGTACAATAACTGCTTCTTGGACAGATGACAATACGGATGCGGTTACAAGTGTATTTGGTAGAACAGGTGCGGTTGTAGCAACGAGTGGTGATTACAATACATCACAAGTAACAGAGTTAACAAACCTTTACTTTACGGATGCAAGGTCAAGAGCTGCTTTAAGTTTTACGGCTGGTAGTGGTGCTTACAATAGCACAACAGGAGTAATCACAATACCTACAAACACTAACCAACTTACTAATGGTGCATCTTTTATAACATTAGCTTCTTTAAGTGCAGGTACAGGAATAACATACAACAATACAACAGGGGTAATTACTAACTCTGCTCCAGACCAAACTGTTAGTTTAACTCAAGGTGCTGGGATATCAATTAGTGGTACTTATCCTTCTTTTACGATAGCTTCTACGATTACTCAATACACAGATGCACTTGCAAGAGCAGCGATTAGTTTGACCACAACAGGTACAAGCGGTGCAGCTACTTATAATTCAACAACAGGGGTGTTTAATATCCCTAACTATACACCTGATTTAAGTGGGTATGTAACAATAGGGACTACTCAAACTATTACAGGAACTAAAACTTTTAGCGAGGCTAATAGACAAGAATCAGGTTTGCTTCTTAAAAATAATGTTATTGCAGGTTTAGCAGGATATACAAGTCTTGGTGGTGCAACTAACGGACTTGCTATTCAATTAAGTGGAAGTAGTAGTATACAGACTTTGATATTCCAATCTGCTGCTGCGTATTCATATACCCTACCTGCTACAAGTGGAACTATTGCTTTAACGAGTAATATTTCTTACCCTGTAACTTCGGTATTCGGTAGAACAGGTGCAATTGTAGCCGTTAGCGGAGATTACAATACAGATTTAGTTACTGAGGGAATAACTAATCTATACTTTACAAATGCGAGGTCAAGAAGTGCAATCAGTTTAACTGTAACAGGAACGAGTGGTCCTGCATCATACAATAGCACAACAGGTGTTTTAAATGTTCCTCAATATAGTACAGATTTAAGTGGCTATGTTACTATTGCTACAACACAAACAATAACAGGTAATAAGACATTTAGTGAAGCAACAAGGCAAGAGTCAGGGTTGTTATTAAAGAATGGTGTATTAGCAGGTGCAACAGGTTATGCAAGTTTAGGTGGCGCTTCTAATGGTTTAGTTGTTCAGTTAAGTGGAAGTGCAAATCAGCAAACATTAATATTCCAATCAGGAGCAGCTTATTCTTACACATTACCTGCAACAAGCGGTACATTAGCCTTAACAAGCCAATTAACAAGCGGTACAGTTACAAGCGTAGGGTTATCTTCTGCAACAAGTGGAGTAACTATTGGTTCAACTCCTATCACTACAAGTGGTACGATTACTTTAGCTATTGCAACTGCAAGTGGTTCACAAAATGGATTACTATCAAGTACAGATTGGACTACGTTTAACAACAAGCAAAACGCTTTAACTAACCCTGTAACAGGAACAGGTACAACAAACTACCTACCTAAGTTTACAGGTGCAAGTACAATAGGCAATAGTGTAATACAAGAGTCAAGTGGTAATATTGGAATAGGTGTTACCCCAACTTATAAATTAGATGTTCGTGGGTCTTCTGGTGCATATTGGAATGGTTCAACTTATACAGGAGGTACACCATTAGCTATTTCAATTACGAACACAGAAGTTGGCGGTTATGACCCTGTATTAATTTTTCAACAAACAGATAGCGGTGGGACTTCAAAAAATTCAGGTGGTATAGGTATAGTTGGAAGGTCATCTTGGACTTCAGGTAATAATAGTACTCAAATTTCAGATATGTATTTTCTTGTTAGAAATGACAATGGAGGAATATCAGAAAGAATGCGTCTAACCTCTTCAGGCAATTTAGGATTAGGAGTTACACCGAGTGATACATTAAGCTATGGTAGAGCATTAGATATTCAAGGAACAGCAGGGAGTGCATTATACGTAAGGAGCGGAACAAATTCATCAACTGTTTATGGTCTTTTTTCTTACGATAATAATACAGTTAGAACTAATATCGGTGGCATAGGAACAGGTAATTATTTAAGATTTATTTCTGGTGGCTCAGAGGCTATGCGTCTTAACGCTTCAGGTAATTTAGCAGTAGGCACAACCACAGATGCAGGATATAAGTTAGATGTTAATGGTACAGGAAGGTTTACAGGTTTATTAGTTAGTAATTCTACCGATACTTACCCCGAATTTAGAACAAGTCCTTCCGATGCAGATGTATTTTTAGGATTTTCAAATACAGGAGATGGAAATAATGCTTGGGGAATCGGTAGAAGAAATACTGGTGAATTTTGGATAACAAATTTTACTGGCAACTTTAATAGTGGCACAAGAACAACAGTTCTTTCTTTAGCTTCTACAGGTGCAGCTACATTCTCAGCAGCAACTTCAGCAATAACATTAACAACAAATGGCGCAGCAAATCAATGGACAAGTAAAGTATTAGCTAATTCAACAAGTGGTCAATCTTATGGTTTAACTGTTCAAGCAGGTACTAACTCAAGTGATATAGGATTTCAAGTTATCCCAGTATCTGGTACAGGTGCATTATTATATGTTAGAGGAGATGGTAACGTAGGAATCGGAACGACAAGTCCAAGTTACAGGTTAGATGTTAATGGTACTAATGGTTCAATAGGTGTTTATGGTTCAGGATATACTGTAAACCCTACTCCTATGTTAATTGGCTTGTATACTTCTTCAATCGGATATATTCAAGTACCATCTTCAGGAAGGATAGATATTTGGAATGGTGCAACAGGAGCAATTGCTACATTTTATAATAATAGTAATGTTCAATTTAATGGTAACGTATTAGTAGGAACAGGAACAGATAGTGGTCAAAAGCTACAAGTAAATGGTACTGCTTCATTTAGTTCTTCAGTAACAATAAACGGATTATTAACTAACTACAATACATTTAATACTCGAACTGCAAGTTATACATTAGTATTATCAGATGCAAGTAAGATTATTGAAACAAACGTAAGTACTGCTAATACAGTTACAGTACCAACTAATGCGAGTGTTGCTTTCCCAATAGGAACTGAGATTACAATTATGCAATACGGAGCAGGTAATACTACAATAGTAGCTGCAAGTGGTGTAACATTTAGAAGCAAAGATTTTAGTACACGAATTGGCGACCAATACACAGGTGCTACTTTAATCAAAAGAGATACAAATGAATGGTATTTAATCGGTAATATTCAACCATAATGAAGTTAGTAAAACAAGGAATAATAATGTCAGCTAATGGAGGTACACCAACTTACATTGAAATTGTCAACTCCTCTTTGGATATTGAAATAGCAAACGTATATATTGGTGCGACTTTAATGCAGGTTTGGAGTGGTATATTACCTAATACAACAGGTAATGGAACTACTTTAAAAGTACCTTTAGGTGTAACTATTCCTAATTATTACGATATTACTATTTACTATGGTGCATCGTCAACAGGTCAAAAAATAACATTTACAGATAGTACATCAACAGTATATTGTCAAGATACAAATGTTGGGAATAATACAATGGTCTTTTATGGTGTTTATGTAGATAATACGACTTATTGTATAATATCGGCTGAAGATGGAAGTTGCCTTTAAAAAATAAAAATAAAATAAAATGAAAACAATTCAACCAGTGGTATTCCCACTAAACTTAGGAACGGCAACAATCCTTAACGCTTATTGTATTAATGACAATCTAAGCGATGCTGCTACTTTTTACTACGCACTTTTAAGCGACACTCAAAGTCAATTACAACAAGGTAACTTAACAATGACAGGCGAAGATTACGTTGGTTGGGCAACAAATGAGTATGCTTACAATTGGGTAGCTACTCAAATTGATGTTACAATCACAGGTGATTATGTACCTCCAGTACCAGAACCAGAGCCTACTCCAGAGCCAATTATTGAAGAAGCTAGTGAAGAATCAATTTAATTGAATATTTAACTATATTTGTATATAAAATAAAAACTATGATAACAATTAATCAAGAACAAATCAAGGAATTAGAAGCGTTTATTAACACTATCCCAACTGCTTATGGTTTACCATTATTGCAGTTCTTAGGTAAGTTAAATGCAGAACAAAATCCACCACAAGAATCAACTGAAGCGTAATGGTACATAATAGCAATCAATCGGACTTATTAACTATTGTTAGCGGAACATCCGCATTTATTAGTGTTGCGAATGTGCAACCCATAGTTTCTTTAATAGCTTCGTTGATTGCTATTGTTTCTGGACTTTTAGCTGCACGATATTACATCAAAGCGACCAAAAGATTCAAGTAATGAAAGATGTAGTAATCGTTCTATTAGTGGCGGTTCTAATCTTTTTTATCGCAAGTGAGGCACGATACACCAAAAGTGAACCTGTAATTGTAAGCGACACAGTTTACCAACAAAAAACTTTTACTAAGTTTATAAAGGGAAATTCAATCCCTTTTGTCGTTTTAGACACAATTTACATAGTTAAAACCGACACAATTACAATCGTTAAGGATTATAACCAAGTAAAGGTTTATTCCGATACTATGCGCATAGATTCTATTGGATACGCATACATACAAGACACAATCAGTCAAAACAAGATACAAGGAAGGGGTTTTAGTGCCAATTTTAACCTTCCGACCATAACAATTACCAAATTAATAGAGCCAAAGTCAAAGAACCAGCTTTATTTGGGGTTTATAGGCGATTTAAAGCACTCAAACGGACAAATTGGTATTGGTGGCTCAATTGCCCTTAAAACGGCTAAAAACACCTTATATACGGCAACGGCAACAATGAACGGATATTCTTTTGGATACTATAAAAAGTTTTAATATGAAAAAGTTTATTATTTCAATGTTTAGTGATGAGGTGGGTGCAATGAGCCATAAAAGGATTTTAGCTTTTATTGGTTCAATTTGTCTTTATGTAACTTTTGTAATTACTAAAAATGACCATTTAGGCGATTTAGTTTTTTATATGAGTATGGCATTTGCAGGTTTAACAACTATTGATAAATTCAGTAAATAATGAAAAACAACGAAAAAAGAGCATTTGCAATTGGTTTTGTATTGTGGGTAATTGGATTAGTTTACTTCATAAATCAAGTAATATGATATCCAAGAAGGCAATTGAAATGATAATTAAGCACGAGGTTGGAGGCAGAGCCGTTTACGAGAAGCGTTATCAAAAGCCTATTTGGGCTGGAGGCGATTCTGGATGTACGATTGGCTTGGGCTATGATTTGGGCTATGTAACCGAAAAGCAGTTCTTTAGCGACTGGGATGGCTTAAATTTAAACTTTCTTAATGCGTTAAGGAAAGTGGTAGGGATAAAAGGTGAATCGGTTAAATCAATGATGCGTGGCGAAATACTACAAGTTAGGATTCCGTACAATTTTGCTTATGATGTATTCGTTAATAAGTCGCTACCTAAATACTATGCTTTGACAAAGGCTATTTATCCAGAACTTGATACTTTAAACGAGGACACGAGGGGTGCGTTGGTTTCAATGATCTATAACAGAGGCAATAAGTTGGATGGCGATAGGCGCAAGGAAATGAGGGCAATAGTTAATCTTGTGGCAAAAGCTGATTACGAGGGCATAGCTGACCAAATAGAAAGGTCTAAAAGACTCTGGGAAAATGTCGGACTTGATGGACTTGTAAAAAGAAGGGAAGAAGAAGCAGACCTAATTCTAAATAGTATCGCATAAAACCAAAACCTATGGCAACAACAAAAACAAAACGCAGAAGGCTTTTTTTTGACATTGAAACAAGTCCAAACATCGGTTTATTTTGGGAAGCTGGGTATAAGAAAAACATTGACTATTCAAACATAATACAAGAAAGGGCAATTATTTGTATATGTTATAAATGGGAAGATGATAAGGAGGTATATGCTTTACAATGGGATGCAAAGCAGAATGATAAAAAAATGCTTGAACAGTTTATTGAGGTTGCAAATGTAGCTAATGAATTAGTAGGGCATAATGGAGATAAGTTTGATTTAGCTTGGATTAGAACAAGATGCTTATTTCATAAAATAGAAATGTTCCCAAAATACACAACAATTGATACATTAAAGGTTGCAAGGCAAAAGTTTAGGTTTAACTCTAACAGGCTTAACTATATAGCTGACTTCTTAGGCATAGGACAAAAGATCAAAACAGAATATAGTCTTTGGAAAAATATTTTATTGCATAAAGACAAAGCTGCAATGGAAGCTATGATTAAGTATTGTAAAAAAGATGTGGTTTTATTAGAAAAGGTATTTAAAATGCTTTCAAATCATATAGAGCCTAAAACTCATTATGGGGTAATATTTGGGGAGGATAGAGGCAGTTGTCCAGAGTGCGGTTCGGATGATTTAATTAGAAATAATAAGGTTGTAACGGCTACTGGTTTGACAAGGATACAATTCAAGTGCAAAACTTGTAATAAATTTCATTCAAAGACTGATAAATAATATGAGATACCCTAAAAACTTTGCAAAATTGACACCAATACAACAAGAGCAATGGTTAGTTACTAAACTAATTGAATTGCACAACTTAGAGCAAGAGATCAAGTTAACCTTAGGCAAAATAAGAGGTGGTGAGAAACTTATATTTAAAGAAATAGACAGACCAGATTTGGCTTTATTAAAAGATGAAGATTAAAGTTATATATCGTAAACTCGGAAGGGAACAGGCTCACGGCATTGCTGAAAGTGATGGTGTAGTTTATATTGACTCACGGCTAAAAGGCAAGAAGCAGCTTGAAATCCTATTGCACGAGTGCTTGCATATACTCAATCCAATGGATGATGAAGATGCAATTATTGAGAAAAGTGTAACTTTATGTAAGGTTCTTTGGCAGCAAGGATACCGAATGGTTGACAATTCTAACGATACACCATTACAAGATGGTTCTAAATAGTTGTTCGTTCATAGTTCCTCACCCCTAAAAAGGTGGGGTTTTTTATATATCTTTGGCTTTCATATTGGAGAACTTAGGTTTAACCCTCGCTATTTCCATAGTGGGGGTTTTTTATCGCTCATATAAAGTTCAGTTATCGCTCATTATAGGCACTAATACTACCATTTATCCCTATTATTTGCCGTTCATCACATTTATTTAAAATAATTGGCTTGTTTGATAAAGTTATAAGGTTTTACCCTATCTTTGAATCCTAAACCAAAAGCAATATGATATTCAATTTTAAAAATGCAACACCATTGCAAGAATTAAATGCTTATAAAAATGGTAAGCATATAAATTTAAAACTATACAATAAAGCATTATCATATTTGAATAATGGGTATAGTTACCAATTGGTAGTAGATAGTTCTAAAGAGCCAATAAAAGTATTAAAAGTTATTAAAGGAAATAAATTTTAAACCAAAACAAACCAATATGAACAGACTAAAAACTCCACAAGAGAAAGCAAACGAACGCTACAAAGCTGAAAGCATCAAACCGCTTTACGCATTTATTATTGTATGCGTGGCATTTTTAATTACCGCAATCCTTCAAAACATTTAACCTATGAAAACACCAATGCAATTACTATTAGAGTACATTAAAACTGCTCACACCTTTACATTCCTTCCAGAACAATTAGCTAAAACTATTGAAGAAAAGTATTTGCCAATGGAAAAAGCTGATTTAAGAAATGCTTTTGATAATGGGGAAATAAACGTATGGAACGGCAAAAGAGATGAATCTTTTGAATTTGAAGGTGGTATGGACTATTTTAACAAAACCTATAAAAACTAATTTATGAACGCAATTGAAACCTTTATTTACACATTAGAAACTAAACTAAAGACAATGCCAAGTGGCTATGTAAAAGAAACAGTAACCGCCTGTAAGGAATTAGCCGAAGGCATAAAAGAAATCTATGAAAACCCTAATAACAACATTAGTAACGAATCAAATCAAGACTAACCTACAAACCGAAGCTGACTCTAAAGGCATAACATTAAGCAAGTTGGTTTATAAAATCCTAAAACAATATGAGCAAACTAATCTATCAAGAGAAACAACTAAAGTTGCACAAAAGAGCAACAATCCTACTGGAACTGCTAAAACAAGCACAGGGAAGGCAAAATCTATTTGAGGCTGATCTTGCTGAATGGAGGCGAGGTTTGGATGATACAAGAACAATGATTAGCGAGGAAGATTTACTAATTAAGATTGCAAGGATGAATGACATCCAGCGCAGAATCCTTAAAAGCTACCATTACTTGATTCTGGACCTTTATACCTTAACAGAGGACTTTATGTTACCAATAAACCTTTTACATTTTTAATATGAAAGCAAAACAAAAAGCAGAATATTTATATAATCAAATGTATAATCAAAGACAAATTGGTCCAGAAGCAGCTAAACAATGTGCATTGATATTAGTAAGTGAATTAATAAAGGAAAATTTACGATATGATTATATTCCTTTTGAAGATAGTAGGTCAGCATTTTATTTAGAGGTAGAAAAAGAACTTAATAAGCTATGAAAGAAGTACACAAAACGTATATGGCAGAACTTGAAATAGAGGTTTTGCGAGATAAGAACAAAGAACTAAAAAAAGAAATAAACAGGTTAAAAGACCTATTAGATCAACATTTAAACATAAAAACAACAAGAATGGACAAAGAACAACAAAAGGAGTATGCGGTGGAAATAGCCGAAAAAGTGTGTAATTACTATCAGATTAAATATGGACAAATGATGTCCAAATATAGAGGCGAGGAGGTTACTTTAGCAAGGCAAATGACAATGTACTTGACTAAGGAAAAAACCGAATTAAATGGCGAGGAAATAGCACAAATCTTCAATAGGGATAGAACAACAGTTTTGCACTCAATCCAAAAGATTAGGGGTCAATTGTCAAATAAGTTTGATGATACCATAAAAAAGGATGTTTTCAACTTAAATGTGCTTATTTAATTTGGTTATTAACACCAAAGTAGTTAATTTTAAACTCTAAAACCAACCAATATGAACGAACAACAACTGGCTAAAAAGCCACAACTTTCGTACACGAAAGATCAAGTAGAGTTAGTAAAATCGCAGATTGCTCCAGAGGCAACAGTTGATGAACTAAAACTCTTTCTTTATCAAGCACAAAGAACAGGACTTGATGCATTATCAAGGCAGATTTATTGCATCCATCGTAATGTAAAAACGCAAAACGGATGGTCTAAAAAAATGACCATTCAAACGAGCATTGATGGATTCCGAGTAATCGCTGAAAGAAGCGGAAACTATGGTGGACAAAGTGAACCTGTATTTGTAGAACAAGATGGTAAGTTAATTTCTTGCAAGGTATCTGTATTTAGATTTCACGGCGATTTAAGGTATGAAGCAGCCGTTGGAGTAGCTTATTGGGATGAATATTGCCAACGAACAAACGAAGGCAAACCAATGGGTTTATGGGCGAAGATGCCACATACAATGTTAAGTAAAGTTGCAGAAGCATTAGCTTTAAGAAAGGCTTACCCACAAGATTTAAGTGGACTTTATACAGGTGATGAAATGGCGCAAAGTGATGAAAAACCAGCATACATTAAAACGCACGATAATCTTGATGACTTGGAGTTAGCTATTGACTTATGCATTAGCACAAACGAATTGGCTGAACTTTACACATTGAATCAAGAATTAGCCGACAAAGAAGTAACTAAATTATTTACCAAGAAAAAACAAACTTTATGACACCATTAACAAGATTATGGGATTTAAGAGAGGAAGTTAAGTTCTGGAATTACAAAGTAGATACAAGCTATCCTCAAAACGCAAGTGAAATGATTCATCAATTAAATTTAGCTAAGTATAAACTTAAACTACATAAACTAAAATATTTCCCAGAGTTATTAGATCAACCTAAAAGGGATTATGTTCCTTATCAAATGTTAGCTGATAAATTTGAAGTATTTGAAAACTATTTAAACGATTAACTATGCCTTATTCAACTTGCTGCGGCGCATATACCGATATGGATGAAATCGGAATTTGTCCAGATTGTTTAGAACATTGCGATTGGGAGGATGAAGAAGATGAGGAAGAATTAGAACAAGATAGACAAAACGAAATAGCATTAGAACAAGAACAATTAAATAAACATTAAACTTAAAACAATGATTGTATTAAACATTTGCAAAGAGGAAATTAACTGGAAAGAAGCTAAAAACGGCAAACACTACGCAAACGTAGCTACTGACTTCTTAAAGCAACCAGATGACAAAGGAAACACGCACACAGTATGGAACAACCAAACAATGGAGGAACGAGCAGAAAAGGCTAAGAAAAACTACTGCGGTAGAGGTAAGCAAGTTTCTTATAACGCACCAACAGGTAAAAAGGAATTTGCCGTAAACCAACAGGAAAGCGAAGATGATTTACCATTCTAAAACAACCCCTCGTTGGGCGATAACGTTAAGCGCAAATTTAAAAACTACAACTATGAGCCAAAACCAACAAATCGCAAACTACCTAAATAAAGGTAGAAAGTT